ACTAGTTCTATTGAATGGATTCTAAAATTATCAAAAATTTTTTGATAGTCTGAATAGTTGTTATAAATTGCTGATTCGAAAAGGGTGTTTTCGTTTATACCTCTTGGAACACTATTAACATATACCGAACCAGTTAATTTATCTGAAGCTAATCCAAAAAAGCCGAAAACATCCTCTTTTCTTATTAAATAAAATCTATTCGCAAGCGTTTTGTAAGCCGTTTCTACTCCATTTGACGGCGTTTCTCTTACTTCTGACTCCCAAATCTTGTACACGCTTGTTTCAAAATCACCTAGTTCAAACCCCCAAAATCGAGTAAAAAATCTATTGTCTGGAGCAAAAAACCGTGATTGTGCTAAAATTTTCATTTCTGAAATATTGGCATTTCGAACTAGGATATAACCATCTCCAGTAGCGTCTAAATCGTTATCATTTTTTAATTTAAACACGTTTTTTTGTGCATATCCACTATCGTATATTTCGTTTACTCTTTTTGAATAGCATTTAGAAAAGTCTTGAGCTTGGGCAAAATCTAGCCTTTCTTGAATGCGTTTAAAATAAACATAGTTGTTTTGAAGGTTATAAATAGGCGTCAGCCCTGTTCTCCAAATGATTTCTTTTATAAAATCTTTGATTTGAAAATCTTTAAGCTCGGCGGTTAAAGATGTTGAGCCTAAGGATTGTTTAGATATTTTCAATTCGATATTTGTCCAGCTAAACGAATCTAACGGGTTGTTTCCTTTATACTTCGGCAAAGCCGTTATATGAAGCTCTATCAAGTCCCCCGCATTAAGCGTAATAAAAAATGATTTTGAGCGACTTACTATTTCTATAGGACCGAGCGTCCCTTCTAAAAAATCAACTCTAACCCCATTAACAGTTATATATGTTTTTGCATAAAACCTATTTAGATTTCCTATATAGTAAAGATATTCGCACCATACATCAGTTGTTAAGTCTAACTGATAGCTTCCTGATTCAGGAACTCTATAAACCCACCTAAAGGCATCAACAAGGCTTCCTTGTGTAATATTTACATCCGTCCACCCAAGGCGACCAGTCATCAAGGCGGAATCTCCTATTATTCTGAAAAGTTGGTTTCTAGTAAATGCTTGTTTTTTAAGACTAGCGAAAAGCTCCAACTGTGTTTCTTCTGAAATTTCTTTTGGATAAGTAAAATACAGGCCATTTATATAATCTAAATTAGTATAATCGCAATTGAAGCCGAATGTTTCAAAAATAAGCTCCCACAATTTTCTAACCGAAATGCACGGGGTTAAGTAGTCTATATTTATAGCAAAATCTTCGTAATCTCCTGCCGTCATCGTTTTTCCACCGTAATCTGCTACAATATATTTGTAATATTCGTTTGAAAAACTAGCGAAAACTGTGTTTAAATCTTTTGTGTGTTCAAAATTTTTAAGGTCTAAATTAAGCCCTAACGTTTTGTTTTCTATTGCCTTGAAAAAATCTACCATTCCGTCAAGTATTGAGCCGTGGTATTTATCGTCAGTGTTTTTCAAATTGAACCAGCCGTTACTGATTAGGTCTATGCCGTCTGATTTTAATACAGCTTTGTTTTTTTTATACGGCACATTTGAACTATCACCAGAAATCCCTGCAAATTCCATAATTCGGGTATTGTTTGGTGTTTTTTCAAATTCAAATGAATTTGTATACGAGCACCCAACTACCGACAAATCAAAAATATCGGATACCTGCCTTGTATACCTTATAGAAGCATCTATTGGTAAATCTATATCTCTATCGTTAACGATTAGTTCTACCATATCAAAGAGGGATTAAATCTGTATTTTAACTCAAGATTAATTGACACATTGTATACTTTCTTGATGTTATCAAAATCAAAAGAATTACTTTTTAAAAAAACCTTTTCATAATGCCCAGTATAGGCATTGTAAATAGATACATCAGACGACACGATTAAATCCAAAATATAGGCTTTATATTCTTGAGGTATTTTTGAAAACAATTGCATTTCGGATTTTATTTCTTGCCCTAAATCCAAAACTTGGTTTGAATTTGAATCTAAAAAAGAACCTAGATTACTACTACTTTCTTTTCTTTCATGACTTTCAAAAAGCCAAGATGAGTAGCCTCCATTTTGATTAAGAAATGTTACATAGATATTATTGCACCCTTTTTTTCTGCGGTAATCTATATCCCGTATTTTTGATTTAGGTACTTCGTTAATGAAGTAGCGATTGTCAAGTTCGTAATCTTTATAATCGTAGCCATCCCAAGCTGGCAGTTTTTCTGAAATTCGTAATGAATCGGTAGGAGCTATTGTTTGATTAAAAATACTATTAGTCACCCTTCTGCCTCCTCGAATGACCATTTTTGCAACTTCAAGTCCAAAATCCAATTTATTATCAGGATTTATGTAAATCCTGATCATAGTAAAATTACTGCCAAAAGGCATCAACCCTTTTACGATAGGTTGTAAGTTGAACCTAATATCACTTGATTTTGCATATAAATTAAGCGTAACCCCTCCTGCTACGGGGGAGGATACTCTTAGTCTATAATATGTAACTGGTTGGTCTGCCCATATCGACATCCATATGTCGTTGTTGATCAAATACCCATTGCTATTTAAGTCGTGCGATATTGTCATTGAGTTGTCTTTTTAAGGCTTTTGTTATTTCTGTTTTTAAAAAAGCGCCGATTTTTTGGGTAATGTAATCCGCTACTTCTTTTGACGCTAGAACTTCTAGTAAATCCGTGCCTCGCGGGTAGTAGTTTGTGCCTTCTTTTTTAATTTTGGTAGCCACTGCAAAAGCCACGCTTATGGCTTGCTTGCCACTAATTCCTAATTTTGCATTGACCCAAGGTATCAATGCACTTATTGGCGGTGCAGTACCTGAAGCTCTTCCTTTTGCTAAAAATTCGGTGTAATCCATACCCCATATTTCGCCATTTTTGTTCACGGCTCGGGCTTCTAGAGAATCGAGCCACTTACCCGTTGCATTCATTCCTAGCGAAATGAACTTAGGCTTTAGAAATTTTTCAATGACTCCTTGCATGGTTTCGACTATTAACTCGTCGGTTATTTCAATCATTTTTTCTTACTTTATTTGCGTGAATAAATAATTAACCCTCCAGCCGTTGTAATTTTCATCTAAGTAATTATGAACTAACACGGCATCGCTACCCATTTCTATTTTCAAATTTGAATGCCCTGAAATTTCGCAAGTGTCTAATATATTACCACAACCAACGCAATCAATGATTGGTTTAAAAATGTTTTCCCATTTTGATTCTTCTATCGGATAGCCTTTAATTTCGTTATAATTATTAACTCCTAAATTTTCCCGAACTAAGAAATGCACGGTAACATTCCACACACAACGGATTTTTGCAACAAGACCCGTGATTTGGTTGTAGTCTTTGACTTCTCTAAATTTCAAATCAGTTAAAAAAACATTTACACAGCACTTTTCGTTTTGCACAATATTTATTTGAGAATTTACCAAAGGAGCTGAGAACTCCCAGCACAAATTGCACTTTTGGTTTTCGTTCCACAAATCGACTTGTTTTTTCCAAAAAAGAACTATATCCATTTTTTATTTTTTAGTTTCTATTATTTTTTTTTCTATTTCCGATTTTGTTTTTTCTAAAAACAGCTTGTCGAAAATTACATTATACGGCATTTTTTTTATCGATTCGTATTTAGTCAAATCCCCCTTAGCCAGAGAATCAATAGTAGTTAAATGCCCGAATTTTTCTAAGTTAGCAATTCCTGCTTTTACCAGACTAAAATCTGGGCTACTTTGCAAATAGTTTTTTTCTAATTCGTTAATAGATTTTAGCTCGTCAAAAATCCACAAGTAAAAAGCAACCGCGTCTTTTAGTTCAATTCGAGCTACATCTATTTTAAAGATATTAATTCCCCTTTCTTTTAGCATTAGAAGATATAATGCTTCTAAATCTCCAACCGACAGCAATTCTGGCGTTTTTTCTTTCAAAAGTCCCCAAGAAAAAAACAAGGCGTCCTCAAAATCAAAACCCAAAAGCACGCTTGAACGTTTGCCATTTTTTACAAGAAACGATAAAACGTCCTCTGGTATTTCTTTTATTTTTTTATTCAAAGTATCCACTTGTACTAATTTTAATCTTTGGTTTTCCTATCAAATCCCAATGCACGTAAGATATTGGGTCTAAGTGATGGTTGTAATCGTCAATTGGAGTTTTGCTTTTTTTGTCGTGCCAAACATAATTATTAAGTTCTTTTATTATATTTACGCTGCAAGGACTTACTACGATTTGCCAATCTTGTAAAAGGGCGATTCTATCTGTGATTAGTGGTTTTTTTATACCTTTAATACTTAACCCTTTGTTTTTTAGCTCTGCAATTAATCTAGGCTCTGCACTATCTGCAACGATTAGACTATCCGCTACATATTTTTTATTCTCTTCAAAAATTTGAGATGTTGTAAGCCCCGTTTTATGAAAACATTCCTTTACAAAAACTCTCTTGTTTTTTTTGTCAATAGAAACGGCGTCTAAAGTAGTTGGGTCTACTGAGAATCCGTAATCTTGACCGAATACAACTTTAGAATGCTCCTCAAATTCTCCAATCGTCCAATTAGAATATACAACTCCTTCGGCCTTGTTAAGCCACCCCCCCAGTATTTGATGCTTATATTTTTCTGGATTTTGTAATTCCATCCTTTCTATTTCTTTCAAAAAAGATTTGTCTAAGTTTTCTTCATTATTCAAATAGGTCGTATGAATATAAGTAACATCATCTTTAACCCCCACGAATCCCTCTTTAACTCCTTTGTCTTGAAAAAATCTCTTGTATATCCAATGCTCCTTGGTAGCGGGGTTAAGAATTAAAATTATTCGGTTACTAGTCCCTTTTTTCCTGACTGAAAGATTAATTTTGTCAAAAACAATCTCATCATTCTGCTCTTCGGCTTCGTCAAGAACCCAAGTAGTAACACCTTGTAGAGATTTCAAATTAGCGGTTTGATTACCAGAGCTGGTTCTAAGTCCACGGAATAGAATCTCAGAACCTGTATTTCGGTTCTTTATTTCGTTTTTCTTTATTTCAAAAAAACTGTCAAGTCCTAGAAATTCAATCTTTTCTTGAAATTCTGGAATGATTGAAAGATGTGCACTAGTCATGGTTTGACGAGTAAACAGAATTTTATGACCCTCTTCAAATGATAAAAAAGTAAGAAATCTTGAAACTTCAAAAGACTTACCGCTACCTCTTCCACCAGTTATAATGAAATAACGAGTGTCATTCACTAAGTTGTTCCAAATCTTCTTGTGTCTCTTTGCCATAAATATTTTTTATGTCGAAGTTCTTGTTTACGTTTGTGTTCTCGCTCTCTATATACTGCATAGACAGTTTTTTTAATTCTTCTGATGTTGCAAGCAACTTCATTAATGCCATTTGTAAAGCTGGAGAATCTGAAACAAACCACTTTTTACGCAACGAAACTTTTATATTAATTTTTTCGGCATCTAGCAACTCCTTTAGTTCGTTGTATTCGTTGCTATCCGTTTTAAATAGCCTGTAAAAAGTAGTTTTGTCGCAGGGTAATAGAGCAACAATATCTTCGATAAAAAAAAGTTTTTTTTCTAAAATAAGTGCTTTTGCTTGCTCAAATATTATTTTTTTATTGTACGCCATAATTTTAACATTTAAGTTCTTTTTTTATTTGATAGTACCTTTCTTTGTTTTGGTTGTTGTAAAAATTCAAGCAGGTTTTGTTGTATTTATTTATCTGTTCAATTTCGTAAGACTCAGCTTCGTTGTAATTGCAGAATATTTTTTTAACAACTTTACATTGTACTTTTATTTTATGCTTAAAACAATATCGATAGATTAGAGCTGGGTTATTTTCTGATATTTTCTTTAGATGAGCTTTAAACCGTTGCTTTGGATTAACCGCTGTTCCAACATAAAGTACTTTTCCTGATTCATCTAACAAATGATAAATATACCTTACCTCTTTTCTGTCTAAGTCTTGCCTAACTCCCATTTATATTTTTATTTTTGTGTGAAATTGATTTTTACCTTTTCCAACAGAAAACAAGCCGTTGT